CTGGATCTTCACAGAGAGGCCATTCATTACAGGTAAAGACTTTAAATACCTTTGCAGGTATCATAGCAACTTGGTGGCGACAATGAATCGATCTAGGGTTATCGAAATCAACTATCGCAATCTGCGATGTTCTTGGATAGTGATTGAAATCCACATCATCAAAAATAATGGATTTATGAAACCCAACTTTAAACAATTTCAAATCATCGATATGGGAAACGAATAAACTCGGCAAGGGCATGTTTCTCTTAGCCCAGGTCGTTTTCCCACAGCCACTGGGGCCTCTAAGGATGAGGGTACGGTGAATAGCAGGGTCAAAGTGTAATTCCTGAAGTCGCTCAACGATAACACCTTCATGTTGATGGGTGAGGATCGTGGAGGCAGGAGGATGGGCTCTATTCCAAAACCAGGTTGCATATTGGAATCCAATCTTCTTCTCAATACAGTACTCAAACCAATCCGCTTGGTTTTCCATACCTTCACAAACTTCCATTGGTGATGCATGCAATAAATGCGCTTCTGCTGGACCTTCCATGAAATCGCCTTCTTTCTTGCAGTACTGGACACAAGCAGCCCACTTACGAGGGTCTTGTTTGTTGGGATGCTTGCCTTCAAAATCAAGCCATTCGACAGACTTTCGTTGAATGGTGTCAAATTCGACACATGCGTGGAGATGGAAGTTCCCATCAGCATGTTTCTCTCGGGCAACAATATAGTACTTGAGGGTTCCTTTGGAGTGCAAAAAGATAACCAATTCATGTGGGAGTGAATCACATTGGGGGTACGTAAGGAAGAACCGTTTGCCATTGTAGAATGAGGGCATGTGGCTTAGACTTAATTAGTGCACAACGTGTGCGTCCACATCCGGTAAGCATTCTCTGTCTGGGGGGTGAGCCACGGTTTGCTTCGCTCGACGGTAGTTAGGCGAAAATCTGCGGCCTTTGGCCTCGATATTGTCGCTGGTAAAAAGGTGTTTATTCAAGATCGGTTACATGAGTCAACTGGCTACTTGATAAAGGAGGTGGAGTTGGTTCACGGTCAGTAATGGCCTGCCACATAGCCAAGAACTTGGCTTCTGACCGTTGACGTCTTCTTATACAGCGCTGGCACTTGGGTAAAGCAACACGGGTTTCATAGGGCCTCTGATGGAGCACAAACTGACATTGTTGACTTGGGTCGGTGGTTAACTTGGTATCAAATGGATTCGTAGCTTCTAAAGAAACTTGCGGTTCCTCGGATTCGAACCGAGGGACTTCAACATAACAATCTTGCTGAGTGTTATCCATTTGTACTATGGAAGTGTATATTTTTTGTACCAAAAAATCTTTTATTTAGGGATTATTTAGTACTGATTGGTAGACGGTTCCAACCGCTGACTTTTGGGCATTGGTAGTAAGATACGCACCAAATTTGCGGTTGACTTCATAGGCAATCGTAATGTCCGCTGTAGCACTAACATTGATCATATCTTCAAGTGCAACTAGGGCGGATTTACCACTGAGGTTAACGGCACGGGCATTTACACCACCAGCGCCAACCCCGATAAATAGACTCTTCAATACCTTTAATAAATATCCACTACGTTGGAAATGAATCGAGTCTTGTTTCATGCTGCCAGGATCTAACTTTATACCAGACGAGCTGGCACAGTTCCAAAAGAACTTTGGATTAGGTGGTTCCTTAAACCCATCAGCAACCAACGATAAACTGGTTGCTCGGGCAGTCAATACACCATAGGCATCATACATGTTCTCCAGGATGGTGACACCGGGGATTTTGGCTCTAGGAATACCAGAACTGAAGTGATACAACTTTCCACTCAACGGGTTGGAAGACACGGTCTCAGTTGAGGTAGATCCGGTTGCATCTAAGGAACGGTTCTGGATCTTGATAGTAGAGGTGCTAGACAGATGGACCTTTTCATTCTCTAAATTCAAAGCACATTGCATCTGCCAGAAGGCTGTTGTATTCGACTCTTCACGATACAACATAAGAAGGGTAGGGACAAGCGTGTTCAATGAGCTACCACTATTAGCACCAGTAGCGAAATCATTGATCACCGCGAGCATATTAGGAAAGACGGGAGTTACTCCCTCTGCGACACTACCGATTAAATCGTAGATCGATTTTTGACCAGCAATAGCATACTCAAAATCTTGGTTCGAACCAGCTTGTTTGTCAGTCCGACGGATAACAATCTTCCAGCCTTGGGATGAAGGACTGTCATAACCGGGAATAGGTTGTTTAATCCCGGTGATAATAACCCCAGCCTTTTCAAACAATTTACGCAGGAGCGCTTGACAGATAACTTCCATGGTTTGAAAACCTGATAGGGTAGAGTGTCCAACATATACACAGTTGGGGTCAGACACTTGTCCATTGATTTCAGCGGTGTGCTCAAATCCCTTGGCTATGAACGGGTTGGTCTTTTTCGAGACCTGGCGCGTCCTCTTGAACTTTCCCGCATATCGGCCACGGATACCAGCCGTCTTCTTGGCTTTAGGAGTCTGGCTAAAAGCTGAACGAACGGCCTTGTAACCATCGTAAGCAGCAAACGCAGCACCGACGTAAGGCATTCGTCTTCCGGCGAAAGAAGCGACACTACGGAATGCGCGTCCTGCTCCTCCGGATGATCCAGCGCGTGCTGCAGTTCGGACGTTATTAAGTACTCTGACTCGCTTTCCAGGTCCTGCTCCTCGTTCATAGTGGTGGTTATATGCTCTTCTTTTTACACCCATAACTTAGGAATCACACAGGGTGTGAGGCGGGCGTCGTAATATTAAGACGCCCTTAGGAGGAGGAGGAGGAGAAGAAGAAAAGTAGTATACAAGCCACATTATACATTTATTCTTCGAACTCTTCTCAAGACCGCTGGATCTTCACAGAGAGGCCATTCATTACAGGTAAAGACTTTAAATACCTTTGCAGGTATCATAGCAACTTGGTGGCGACAATGAATCGATCTAGGGTTATCGAAATCAACTATCGCAAT